TTGCGGTCTTCATGTGGTCGGGCGGACGGAACTGGGGATGCAGGTGGATCATCAGGTCTCCAGCGAAGGTGCTGTACTGTGTGGGGTTCACACCGTATGCGCCTTCGACTGCGGTTGGCTTCCAGCGATCTTTACCGATTGCTTGGAGCGTTGCCGCCACTGTTTCGCCGACAAAAGCAATCTTCTGCTTCGATCCATACTTGAAGATGGTCGAGATAAGAAGACTGTCGAAGCCAGCCTCGGTCATTTGACCTGCACCAGAACCGCCGTAAGAAGCGTATGATGATACAATGTCAACGACGTTAGTCAGACTGTTGGTCAAACCGCCAGTGTAGCGGGTTGGGGATGCGGTAGAGCCGTTGGACTCGACCTTACGTCCAAAGAACATAGCACGTTCGATGTCTGACATATGGAGCTTGAGTGCCTTAGTCATGGACTCGTCCATCTTGTCACCAGTCCGCAGGTATGTGCTGCTCAAAGTATTTGATACTTGGAACGCTGTACGGAAAATCTGGGTGTAGTTCGAGACTACGGTGGCATCGAATGTGATGGCCGTTGGAGAGGTCGCGCCTTCAGCCGCTGCAAAGCCAGCAACAAAGAGCATGGCGTTATCCGCAATCTGGTGGCTAGTGCCGCCAATGTTACGAGTAACTGTCAATGTTGTGCCAGTTGTATCTGCGGTTGCCTGCATCACTTCACCAGTTGTCTGGTTGATGATGATGGAGCCGGAGATAGCAAACTTGTTATCGTCTGCCGCATCAACTGGGATGTTGGTAGTTGAGGTACTTGCGACGGCGCCGTTGATCTTAAGAGTACGATCAGGAAGTTCATCCCTAAAGTTCTTGTACTCAGGGTCGTCAGTTGGCTCGGATGAACCCATTGCAAGCATAGCGTTGAGCGGTGCGTTGCCGTTTGGTTCGAGAAGCGTGAAAAGCTCACGGTAGTTTTTGGGGCGGAAATCGGAGGTAAACTCGCCAGTTCCGCGCATACCTTGAATAGCCATTGAATAACTCCTTCATGGCAAGAGGTTACGTTCGGGTTTGGTCGAGCAGTGCGGGTCTGTCCATCGCTTGCCCTGATGTACTAACGAGCCGTAGCGCGATACGGTACATTTGTTACTTTAGACGGTTTTGTCTGGGTGTTCGTCCTCTTCAAACGATTTTTTTTCGCTTGAAGAGGCGTCGTTCTTTCGTGCAATCCCCACTTAGTCATTTCCTGATCTGGTACAAAATTACCAAGCCTATGGTAATTTGTATCAAGTCGACCATCGGTACGGGGAAAGCTGCCATCATGTCATGCCACGTTTAGCCATAGCTGATGCAGCAAACTGATCGAAGGTGCTTTGTTCTGGAGTTGGTGCTGCGCCGCCTGATGCAGATGGTGTCGCGCCAAGAGAACCTGTGAAGGCTTGGCGACGTTGCGTGATGTTTCTCATGCTCTCGGTTGCGGGGCTGTCCAGTTTGTTCTTGAAGTTTTGCATGACTTTGACCGTCATCTGAGGGTCGACAAAGTCTTCCATTGTGAAGCCGCGCTCTGCTGCGAAGACCATGAAGTCGTCTGCGGCGGAGTCTGGCAGACCTAGTGCCTGCTGTACGCGGTCAATGTTGTTGGCGATCTGGCCACGGACTGCGTTGATCTGCTGGTTTTGTGCTCCTTCAACTTGGCCCTTTGCTGCGTCTGCAACGCCTTGCGAGTTAGCCAAGACCATCTTCAGCATGTTCTGGGTCTCAGCCAATGCTTTTTGCATGTTCGCCATGCCGGAGCCGTTGGCGTTCATCATTTCTTTGTAGCCAGGAGGGAGTGTGGCAGCGTTGTCCTCTTCCCACTTTTCCATAGCCTTGCTCATCTCATCCGCAGACATAGCTGTCTGTCCGCTTGGAGCAGTTGATTGTGCGTTGTCTGTATTGCCCATAGTCGGGTTGGACTGATTTGCCTTGGAAATGCTTTCTAGCTGTTCTGCAATTTGCTGTGGAGTTGAGCCAGGATTGGCTCTCATGTAGTTTTCAATCACGTCTGTGATCGGTTTGTATTGGGCGTTCTTGTAGTTCATCGCTGAGTAGCGATCAAAAGTGGATTTGATTTGCTGTGGGGTTAGCTTGCGGTTTTTCTTGTTGCCTTCTTGGTCTGTCTCTCCGAAGTCGATTTCATAGATGATGGCCTCGGCGGTCATCTTGTCGCCTTCTGTTTCAGGACTACCTTTTTCTGCGGCGGTGTCTGCGGCGGTGTCCTTCTTTGGTTCTGGTGCGGGTGCGGCCTGTTGCGGCACTGCGGGTTCAACGCCCATAGTGTTTGCGGCAATAGCGTCAATCATTGCGGCTTGGTCTTGGGGGTTTTGTGGTGTTGCCATTTTGCTCTCCTTGCCCAGCCTCGGCGGGGCGATTTAGTGATGATTAGTATTATTGATCGGCAGACTTCTTGTTGTCGTCCACAGCATCGAGAGCTGCTTCAGACTCAAGACGGACTTGCAGACGTATCGGCATGTCCATTAGTTGCTTGGCAGCCCAGATCGAGCCGCGCCGGAAGTTGATCTCGTCAACATCCATTTTGGCTGAGTCTGCAATGGACATTGCTGATGCAAGGATTTCGTCTCGCATAACTTCGACCATAACTTGCCAGCCATTTGATTTTTGAAGCTCTTTGACAGCCTTGAGCTTGGCATTGGGCTTCATCTATTTCTTGAGACCCCGTGCTTTGCGCTTGGGTGCTTTGCCAGCGATGACCGAACCATGACCTTTTTTGTTCATGGGACGTCTGACTTGCGGGCCTTTGAGGTTGTACTTTTCCATGTGGGCGGTTCTCCAGTTGTCTAAGACATGAGACCCATAATATTCCTGACATGGTTAGTGGTCGTCCTTACTTGCCAAGGGCGCGATCTAATTTGTCTTCGACGCGGTTGAGTGCGTCTGTGACGGCTCGCATGTCGTCACGCAGCTCGGAGCGGGAGGCGTAGTCTTCTCTGGTTCTGTTAAGCAAGATTTCGACGCGCTTTAGCTCACGGGCCTGAGTGCCAAGAAAGTAGGCAAGACCCATAATTACAATGCCAGCCAGCGCATCTATGATGTGAACTAGGTCCATTACTCACCGCCAGGGGTTGCTGCTTCAGCTTCTGCATTACGCACAGCTGCAGTCTTTACAACCTCTAGGTCAAAGGCTTGTGCTACTTGTGCATCCTCGCCTGTGGCAATGGTGATGCCATTGGCGTTGTCTGCGTCTGTCCACACATTGTCAGCGGAGTTCGCTAAGTCTCTTGCTCTAGTCACCTAGACCTCCTGTGCGTCCATCGCTTCTTGATAAGCAGTCTTTACTGCGTCTGTCCACACAGCGTTGCAGATGCCCTGCACCTCAGTGCTTTCGCCGCTGATGTCAGTGTCGGCCCAACCATCGTCAGTCTTGGTGCTAGGTGACAATGTGTGCCTGTGAAAACTGCGACTGATTTCCTCGCCATCACGCTTGATTACTGTCGCAGTGCGAACCTGCACATGAGTGCCGTTCACTACTTCAATCTTGTCTTGTACTGTTTCTTCTGTAAGTGCCATTTTTTATCTCCTATGGCTGGACTGTCCGACCCGAATCCATTGGATTAAGATGCGGCTCTATACATGACTGAACCACGAATTACCGCACTGGCATTTAATTCACTTGCAACAATACCGTTTTCACCCAGATTATCGCTAACCTCTTTTAACTCTATTTGCGTAGCAGAAGCAGCTGGTACCTGATAAGCAATCGTTGTCCCTGAACCAAGATTAATGTTGAAATAATGACCTATATGCCCACCAGAATATAAACTGTTATCCACATTGTTTGTGGCAAACGGAACATTGAAAAATAAAGTGTTGGTTGTCGTGCCACTTGGCGCACTGCCAGTTAATGTTAAATTAAACCAACAGCAAACTAATTGACCTATTTTTACATAGCTTCCAAGCTGGACGCTGTAGCTAAAGCTAGCACCAGTGCTTGTAAACGCTGGTGTGTATGTGCCTTCTTCGTAATCCTCTAGTTTGTTAGCCGAACCTGTGCCGCCCAAGTATGCGCCGCCGGAGAGGTAGAGGTCTTTGAATCTTCGGCCAGGGTCGCCGATATCAATGGCATTGTCTTTGGCCGCACCAGTTGATGACGCGGGAGCAATAACATCATATCCCATAATCATGTGGGCATCATTACCTCCGGTGCCGCCAATCCCTAAATACCCATTGTAAGCAAAAATCGACCCGACCGTTGAGCCGCTTTGTGCAAAGTTTAAGAGTGTGCCATCGTTGGTCAGCCTGTTAAATTGCCCTGCCGCCGCACTAGATGCTGTTGCAGTAATCTGACCGTTTGACTTTATTTCGCCGCCAGCAGTGCCAAATCCAGTACTCGTCTTACCCACCAGCAGATTCCCTGACGAATCCAGTCGCATACGTTCGCCGCCAGCCGTTGAGAATGACATTGAATCTGTAGCATTTCCGTACACAACTGTGCCTCTGTACCCAGCCGCACCAGCACCGTCACCAAACAGCAGCTGTGCGTTACTGTTGGTTGCCGACATAATTTGGATAGATGGGTTTACACTAGACGAATTTCCTACGGATAAGTTGAAGTCGGGAGCGGTGTTAGAAACGCCGACATTGCCAACATTATCAACGGTAAGGTGCGTGGTTGAGCCTTCTTTAATGAACAAAGAACGACTGTCAGGATACACAATGTTTAAATCATTGCCTGATGCAGTGGTGAACGTACCTCCTGCATTAGCTTGAAAACTTGGGGCTGTTGCAGTGCCAGTGAAGTTGGCCCCTGACAGCATCGCAGCACCAGCGGCTGTTACATTGGTGGCGTCTGTGACATCAGCCGCTGCTTCAATGCCGTCAAGTTTGGTGTTGTCAGCGTCCGTCCAGACGTTGTCTGCCGAGTTTGCTAAGTCTCTTGCTCTGGTCACGGTTATTCTCCTAGCTTACCAGCCGGATGGTGTCCCTGTCAGGATGGTTGGGGTTGCCTTTTCGGAAATCTGCGCGTCAAGCATGGTCTTCACTTCGGCCTCAGTCTTGGCCATGTCTTCCAAGACTTTTGTTTTGCACCAGTCTTTGGTGATGTCGTTGTATGCTGTGAACGCAGCACCATCATCGACCTCTACGCCTGTCGTGCCGTACATCGTGGCCGTCAGGAAATTGTCGTCAGCATCTTTGTCGCTGTCGGAGGTCGCTGTTACGCGCCAGTGGATGACTTTGACAACGTCAGAGTTTTCCCCTTCAGTTGCTACTCGGTCTAATTGTGGATAGGTCCACTCGTAAGCATTTGCCATGATTTTCTCCTATGGCTTGATAGGCCAGACGACATCGTCCAGCGAGTTGTATGATTTAGTAATGTCTCTAAGAGCCTGACGATAAGTGGTTTGCTCAGATGTCATTGTGCGGTCAGAGTTCGCCCACCAATCAGTCTCGAAAAGCCGTCTATCTCGTTCTCTCCTAAGACTTTGCAGTGGCAGTCGATTTTCAATTTCTGTTATCTTTGCCGCTATTTCAGAGTCAGTTGGTCGAGCCGATTCAGACTTCCACTCAATAAAGTTTCCATCACCATCCACAGAAAACCCTACATTTGGTGCTAACTCCGCAACTGCGGTTACTAGGTGTTTGTTCCTCATGTTGCAATCTCCAGAACGGAACAACCATAATACTCATAAGTTGAAGATGCTCCGTAGTTGGGCATATGGTTGACATAAGCACTTCCGTTGCCACCACCCCTAATCTTAATTGTCTGTGCGCTAGTTCCCCAACTTGCACAGGACACATTTAGGCTAGGGTTTCCAGCATATAGACTGCCTGAAAATGCGTTGTATGTGTTTTGTGAAGTGTTATATCCAACCAGCGTTGTATTACGCCAACAACTTATCCAACCCCAATCACCAGCGTTTGAATCTTCTGATACTGAAACAGTTGGCCCAATGAAAAATATGCGGCTGGACGAGCTAACGGGTGTAAAGCTAAAGCTGAACAACTGCATACCAACGCTATTACTGGTGGGATTGCCGCCACCCGTGCCTGACGTATTCGCATATTGGTGGACGCCTTGTAAAAACTTGCCGCCAACACTGAGGCCACTTGGCCCTAAACTTACCATTACTTAGCCTCCATAGCAGCTAGTCGCTGTTCCAGTTGTTCGATTTTGCGGTGTGCATCTTGCAGTGCCGACACAAGGATTGGTGTGATGCGTCCGTAATCCATACTCATCATCGCATCATCGTCATCGCCAGTGCTGACTGCTTCGGGCATGACATCGGCCATCTCTTGAGCGATAAAGCCCATAGACCGTGGGCCGTCTGGGTCAGCCTTCCAGTTGTAGCTAACAGGGTTCATAGCCATCAACTTGTCGGTTGCGACTAGCGGTTCGATGTCTTGCTTTAGACGGATGTCTGAGGTGGTGTTGTAGGTGACACCGGATGTCGTGGTTGTCACCGTGCCAATAGCAGACTGACCTTGGCGAAACTGCAAAGCAGTTCCGTTTGAGTTTCTGTCAATCCGAACCATTGTTGAACTGCCAGACCCAGTTGGGAAAACGGTGAAGCCGTTTGTGTCATTAAGAGAGGTTGCCCCCACCAAGAAGTTAGATGAGTCGTCAAACCTAGCCCGCTCACTTACATCACTTCCAGAACCTGCGGTATAAAAACGTATCTCTCCACCGTCACTGTTGTTCTGGATATTGATTTGTGCAAATCTTTCAGAGCCAGAACGTCCAGTACGGCGGCCTTCGATAATTCCATTTCTGCCTGTGTTCGCAGTATTGAAAACTAAGTTGGTGTGTTCGTCAGCAGTGGTTTCAATAGCTAATACTTTGCCACCACTTGCTGATGTAGGTGACGCAGTGCCGATACCGACATTCCCGCCCGATGCAATGTGCATACGGGTCGCATAAGCACCCGCACTATTGGTCGTGTTAAAGTTCATAGAGCCGTAGCTGTATGTACCGCCCTGCGCTTCATGCTTTACATGAATACCAGCTGTAGCAGTTTCTGCTACGCCGTTGGTTCCACGGTTAGTAAACTGGATACTAGAAAGATTGTTTGCAGTCTGGTTGCTGTTGTGGATTGCGATATTAGGGCCACTTTGTGATGACGGTTCTTTGTCTATCGTTGTACCACTATCTGACTTTTCGATTTGCAAAAGCGCGTCAGGTGAAGCAGTGCCGATGCCCCAGTTTTGAGTGCCGATTGTGCCAGTCACTGTGCCGTTTTTGCGGCATTGAATAATCTCACCATCACTATTCAGTCGGTTTAACCTTAGTGCGTCTGCACCATCTCGTGTTGAAATCAAAGGACCAGTGCCACGGGCTTCAATTCCAACGGTTGCTACATTTTCAGCAGTCTTGCCGATAAGTAATGTTCGTGACGAATTAAACCTAGCCGCTTCTCCATTGTTCACGGTAAATGCCATGTCTGGACCAGATTCAGCAGAAATCTTAGGTGCTGTAGCTGCTGTCATTCCGTTTCCAAGCAGTCTTATGCCAACACTTGCTGAGTCCGTTCTCTCAAATACAGCAGCAGCACCAGATGTTCCTGAGACATGGAGGGGGTCAGATGGTGACGCAGTGGCGATGCCGATTTTTCCATCCGATGTGATGGTCATACGGCGTAAACTGTTTGACCAAAACGACATTGCGTTGCTGCTGTGGTCGTATTTTACAATGCCTTTGTATTCAGCATCGCCAGACGTGCCGTCACTGAAATACACATTGCCTTCGCTGCTTGTGCCGCTGCGGATTGTCATTCCAGCGTGGCCAGTGTCAGCAATTGTCAGGGTGTCGCCATAGTCAGCAATGCCTTCTGTGGTTGTGTTAACAAGTAGCAAACCCGCCGAAGTCAGGCGCATCTGTTCAGCCTCATTTGTATCAAACCGCATAAAGTTATTTGAGTGGTCGTACAAAATGCGACCAGCGGAATCTACAGCTTGGTCGCCAAATCTAAGCTGACTGTTTGAGGTGTTGGAGCCAGCTTGTAGCACCATCATTGCACGGCTAGAACCTTGGCCTTTGACGGTTATATCACCAGTGTTGTTTATGGTGACAATATCATTACTGCCAGCCCGTAAATTTAACTCGCCGTTAGCATTAACAATCAGCTTGCCTGTGTCTGTACTAATGTTTCCATGAGCGGAATTGCCTTTGAAAAACTGGACAAGTTGATTGTGATTAGTGCCATCATTATGCACTTGCAGCACAGAGTTTATTCCAGCTTGGTGCATCTCAAGTGGGCCAGCAGTTAGGCTCAAAAGGTTCTCACCAGTTGTGCTGTTATGATGAAGGGTGAAATCACTGTCAGAACCAAATACAGCCTTGTCGTTGTCAGCAAAGTCAATATCGTGTCCGTTGCTTTGTAAGTCACCGCCAAGCTGGGGGCTGGTGTCGGACACCAAGTCTGTAGACGCAGTGTTTGCGATAGTGCCGTTGCCAGCTATGCTAATCCCTGTGCCAGCGGTCAATGCTGCTACCACGTTTGCGGTGTCTGTTACGTCTGCTGAAGCCTCAATGCCATCCAGCTTAGTTCCATCAGCGGCTACATCCCGTCCATCAACAGTGCCTGTGACTGTGATGTTGCCTGTGACATCTACCCCTGCCCCAAAGTCCACGTTGCCGACAAAGGCTCCACCGTTGGTCTTGCTGACCATGTCAGCCGTGGTGAATGACTTGAAGGCGTAGACGTTGAGTTCATCGTTGGCTGCTGCGCCAGACGCCAAGACGACTGTTGTGCCGTTTGTTGCTGTTACGTCTGTACCGACTTCGAGGACCACACCATTTAAGGTGACGATGAGGTTGTCTACGGTATAGCTGAGTGTGTTTGATGCGTCGTCTGATCCGCTAAAACTGGTCTGGTTTGATGTCGCTGTGTACTTGTAGATTAGTAGGCTTGCAGTGCCAGCAGACGAGGCTGCGATCCAGTTACCGCCGTCAAAGACACGCATTTCGTTTGCGACGCTGTTAAAGTAGAGCATTCCAGAAGCCAAGGCGTTTCCGTCTGGGTCTGTGCTGGGGTTGCTGGATAGTGAGCCGTGGTATCTGTCGTCGAATTGGTCATACGAATTGGCCGCAGACGCAGCACTTGCAGCCGCAGCAGTCTGACTGTTTGATGCCGCTGTAGCCGATGACGCCGCATTGTTGGCCTGGGTCGTCGCCAAAGCGACTTGGGCGGCTCCATTGCTGGTCGCTAGGCCAGCTTGGGTGGTTGCTGTGGCCGCAGACGCGGCGGCATTTGTCTCTGAGGTCGAGGCGGCAGACGCTGAATTTGCGCTATTTGTCGCTGATGTCGACGATGAGCTGGCACTTGATGCCGAGTTGTTGGCTTGGGTTGTTGCCAGCGCGACTTGGGCGGTTGCCAGAGTTACTTGAGCCGCGCCATTTGTGGTTGCCAAATTGGCTTGTGTGGTGGCAGTTGAGGCAGATGAGGCGGCGGCGGTGGCGTGGTACTTGGCAGAGTTTTCGCTGGTGTTGCCGACTGTGCCGGATGTTTTAATGGCCCAGTCTTTTGCGGAACCTGATCCTGTGTCTACTCCTGTTCCACCGATGGCGTAGGCTTTTGATGAGTAGTCTGTGGAGTCGACGATGCCGTTGACCTTTGAGGCCCAGTCTTGTGCGCCCGATACATCGACGAGTTTCTCTGTGTTCGCGCTAGAGATGAAGTTGGATTCAGACGAGAAAGTCGTGCCGCTGGAGAGACCATGTACAATGTAAACATCCTTGTTCGAGAGGGTGACGACATCGAAGTTGTTATAGGTTGTGCTGGTGCTGAACGTGCCTTCGATGCTGAAGAATGTGGTGAGGTCTGTGAAGCCAGCCGTGGCAGACGCAAATTGGCCAACGCGGAACTGGAGCTTGTCTGTGGCGGGGTCGAAACGGAACTCGAAGTTGCTTGCGCGGAATGTGCCGTTGTTTGATGGATCAAAGAGATCATCGAGCAAGTCTGTGAGATTGCGGCCCCCGATTTCTGCGGACTCAAGATATGTGTCAAGAACATGCTCGCCCGTATTAGCAGAGCGAAAGCGTATCTGTTCTCCTGTTGGTTGGGTCTTTGCCATCAGTCGTAGTACCCCATGTCTTTCATCATTCGGATCAATTTTGCCTTGGTAAGAGCGTACTTGTCGTCCGAAGTGGACTCCGTCATTTGAGTTTTCAGTTCTTTGAGTTGTTCTGACAGGAGCTGGATGTGATCGTTGACTGCTGTGACGCGAGCCAGAATTTCTGTTTCTCTGGCGGTGGTTTCGATGTTGTGAACACGCATGACTTCCTCGACGTAGTCGACGATCTTGCCGTCAATGTTTCCGGCTAGGACTTGTTGCTTATCCATTTGCACTCCTCGCTTCGCTCATTGGGATAAGGTTGCCCTTCTCCACTTCGCGGCCTACTTGCTCGGCTGGTTGGACGGATGCGCCACGCATTTTTTCCATGATGGCGAGTTGCTGGGATGGCGATGGACCGTTCTGTGCCATGTCTTTCTGGTTGACGCGGAAACGATCTAGGTCGGTGATGCCCATTGCGCGGATGGCCTCTTCGGCGATCTGGCCAGCGTTGTATTCCATGTTGAGGCCAGTGTTCTGCATGATCTGAAGCATGTTCATCCATGTTTCAGCGTTGCGCGTTGGTTCTAGGGGGAGTGTGCCGTCGATGACGAGGTAGTCGATGTCGCCTTGCAGGTCTTTGCTGACGTCGTAGTCGAGGTATCCGTCTTCGACCATGCTGCTGAGTTGGTTGGGCATGTTCTGGCCGTCGATGTTTATTGAGCCTTGCATTGAGAGGCTGTCTTGGATGTTGGCGACCATCATGCGGACCATCGGGCGGATGGTTGTGGCGGAGAGGACGCGGGATAAGACGCCAAGACGTTGTGATCCTAGTTGTGAAAGGCGTTGGACTTCTGTGGCTGTGCGAACGCCGCCTGCGGTTGGCATACCTTGCTGGGCGTCTGAGGCTGCTGAGACGCGCTGCTTGAGTTCGGACATTGCTGAGATGTCTTGGAAGTGGCCGCGCGTTACGTCTGGGACTTGTGCGATGAAGACGCCGTCGCCTGGTTTCGAGCCAGGGAGTGTGCGAACAACGCCGTATGGGTTCCTGTCGATGAGGTCTGGGACGGAGACTTGCGTTGGGTCTACGAAGATAAGGTTGTTGAGGGCTGCCGAGATGTTGTCGATGCGTGAGCGCATCAGGTAGGTGGCGATGTCGTGCATCGGCAGGATGAGGTCGTAGAGTGATTGACCGTATGTTTTGTGTGCGTCTTGGTAGAGGCCACCGATGACGGCTGGCATTTGCTGGCCGTAAGGGTTGAGTTGGAAGCGGATGACTACGTTCTCGTCGAGGATCGTGACGCAGAGATATATCTGGTCGATTGTTGGTATGCCGATCTCGTGGCCTGATAGACGGACCCATGCTTCGTCGACGACCCGTGCATCGCCAAGCGTGAAGTAGGCGTGGTCTGAGCGTTCGCGCTGGTGCGCGGTTGCAGGGTCGATTGAGAGGCCGCGCAAATCTTCTTTGTGGAAGTGGTGTGCGCTCCACGAGTTGCGCGGCGGACTGACCTTGTGGCGCAGTGCTGGGAACATGCGGAGCTTGGGGTATAGGCCAGAGTAGAGAAGTGAGTTGAAGGAGACATAGTCTGCGAAGGCTATGTACTGCATGTTTTCCCAGTCGCCGAAGTTGACGCGAGGATCAGGGAAGCAGCGGCGTGGATCGAAGTTGACGATCTGGTTCTGGTTTGATTTGCCGTCCCAGACGACTTTGGTTGGTGCGAAGCCGTAGCGGATGCTGTCTAGGAGGAGTTGTGCAAGGCGAGCTTCGCCTGCTGTACGGCGCATCTGTTGGTGGAGGACACGTTCGAGGATCATCGAGGCGTTGCGCGATTTGCGGTTTAGTCCTTCGAGTTGGAACATCGGGTTGCGGCCACCGAGTGCGGCCATGAGGTAGGTGAGGACTGTGTCTGCGATTGCACGGGTGTCTGCGATGACTGCCTTTTCGCGGAAGTCTGTGGTGCCTGCTGGGACGTAGACGTCGTGTGCGCGGTCAGCTTCTTTCCAGTGGTCGTAGCGGCCACGAATTTTGTAGTAGGACATATCGACCATTGACTTGACGTAGTCGACGATGCGGCGTTCCTGATCCTCGTTGAGGAGATGCGAGATGTCTTCGTAATTGACGAGACGCTCCGCGTACTCGGAGAGGTCGACGACCACTCCTTCGTTGAGAGATGCTCCGTATTGGGCGGTGCGATAATTTGGGCCTGTTACACTCATAGTGGAAAGATACCTTCGTTAGGTTGAGTGGTCGTCCTCACATGCCCCAGCCGCTCCACTTGGGCGCGGACTTGTTGAAGGCTTCTCTGAGAGACTTGCCGAATGTTTTGGTTTCTATGTTGTTGAGCGATTGTGATGTGTCTGTGTGAAGCATCCATGCTTCGGGTGAGATTGATGTTCTGGAGAGAACGTCGACTGCTATTGTCATAGCGTCCACTTGGTCGTCGTGTCGTCCAGATGGGAACGAGACTGCTTCGTCAATGAACTCGTCGAGCCATTGCGATTGTTCGGGGATGAAGACGCGGCCTCCCTCGATAAGAGGGAGGATCGCGTTGACACGGGCGACCTTGTCGTGGACGACCTTGTAGGGGATCAGGGACATGCCAGACTCGCGCTTGAGTTCTTGGAGGAGCGATTGGCCAGATGCTTTGTCCTCGATGTACATGGCGCGTAAGCCTTTGCCGCGCCACTTGGTGTTGAGGCGGATCAGGCGTTGCTTGAGTTCGGGGAAGTCGTACTTGCCGCGCATGATGTCGACGATGTAGATGTCTCCGTTCTTGTCCATGCCAGCGACGACTGCGACTGAGTAGTCGGCGGTTTCTGTTTTCTTGAAGGCGGTGTCGACGCCGATGACGAGGGTCACAAAGTTTTCGGGCGAAAGGTCGGCTGGGTATTTGCGCCACCATTCTGTTTTGATGATGTTACCGCCCTCGACATAGGGTTGTTGTTGGTAGAGGGACGCGAACTCGCGTGGGTTTAGGCGTTCGCGGCGTTTGAGTTCGTCGAGCGGGAAGCGTTCGGGCCAGAGTGGGGCTTCTTCTTCGGACAGGATTTTACGTTGGGCGGGAGAAACTTTGTGGAGTTCGCCGGAGTCTAGGTATTGGGGGTGGTCTTTGGGTAGGTCGCGGCGGCTGATCTTGTGGCCGTGGACTTTCTTGATGGCTGAGAAGTTGACGTGTGACCAGAGACCCTCTTTCCAGTCTGGGCTTTCCATGAGGCGTCCCGCGAGATCGTCTGGATGCCAGCGGGTGAGGATGATGATTTGTTTGGGCGGGGATTGGTTGCCCTCTGGCTGAAGGCGGGTAGAGAGTGCGGAGGTGTAGTAGTTCCATGTCTTGTTGCGCTGGGTCATGGACTCCGCGTCTTCGCGTGACTTGATTGGATCGTCGACGATGAGGAGGTTGGCTGGTCGACCAGATGTTGTGCCGCCCACGCCGACTGCGAAGTATGCGCCGCCTTGGTCTGTGCGCCAGACGTCGACAGCACGGCTGTCTTTGGAAAGGCCGAAGTCTGGGAAGGCTTGGGTCATGCACTTTTCTTCGACGACTGTGCGGATTTGACGGCCAAAGTCTGTGGCAAGTTGGGAGTTGTATGAGCAAGACATGGCGTAGCGGTTTGGATTGCGGGCCATGTAGTAGCTGGGAAACAGAACTGTGCCAAAGGTGGATTTAGCGTGACGTGGCGGCATCGTGATTAAAAGATTGTTTGTGCCGAGTTGGTCGCGCTCCAGTTTGTCTAGGGCGTCGATGAGTTCGAGCTGGAAGTCTGCAAGCGTCCAGTCAGGATAGTGCAGCTTGACGAAGCCAAGGAACGAGTCTTGGGCGTCGCGCAGCTTGATGACGTACTTGGCGACCTGTGATTGGGACATTACCCCCATAGCTGTTGACGGAGCTTTCTGCTGGCTTTGACTTCGCGGGCCTTGTCTTTGTCGACGAGTGTGTCGCCCATGATGCGGGTAAAGTGGTCGAAGATTGCTTTTTCGCGTTGGTGCGGAGAGACGTTAGAGAGGTCGACTTGCGACATTGCCTTGCCAAGTTCGTGCAGCGTGAGGTCTGCGGGCAGAGCGTCCTTCTGTTTATTGGTTACTGTCATGGTTCGGTTCCTCCTCGATGATGATGTTGCCGTAAGCCATCTTTCCGGCCTGTTCTGCCTCGTCTTCTTGGGACTCGACGTCTATAGAGGCCACGCCCTGGGCGATGGCCTCCAGTTCGGAGCGCGATAAGTCTGTGAGCTGCTTAACTT